AAGAAATTAGAAACCGTGTTGCGAGGGAGAGCTGGAGTGAAAATGAGCTTAAAAAAATGTATCCGTACTTTTGTACGCTACACTCCCTCGCTTATAAATGTTTAAGGTTAGAGCCACATGAAATTATGGACGAGCTAGACTACGAAGAGTTATCGGATCAGACAGGTCGTAAGTTTGTTAATAAAATGAAAAAGGGTAACGGCATGGACATATCAATGCCCACGGCTCAAAGCCAGTATCAAGACACTATTAATTTAGCGTATGCTAAATATCCTAACGATAAAGATAGATTACAGAAAATTTTTCGTGAAGTAAAACTATCTGACTACGGCGCACGGAACACGATTATGCAAATGGACAGAGACTTATCAAATTTCAAACGTGATAGACATAAATTAGAATATGTAGATTACTTTAATAATTTTTTAGAATGTAAAAATCCTCCGAATTTAAAATATTTATTTATTGATGAAGCACAGGATCTATCTGCACATCAATGGATGGTTGTAGATATGATACAAAAAATTTCTCAACCAATTGAAACATATATAGCTGGTGATGATGATCAGGCAATCTTTCGTTGGGCTGGTGCTGACATTGTACATTTTATTAAGATGGCAAACAGTGATGAAAATCATATCATACCATTGACACAATCATACCGTGTACCTAAAAGTGTGCACACTCTTGCCACAAAAATGGCACAGTCAATTAGCAATAGAATAGATAAACAATATGATCCTCGTGATGATGAGGGTGAAAGAAAAGTATTAAACTTCAGACCTTTAAATAAATCTTTGGCTGAGGGTGAGTGGCTTATACTTTGTCGTACACATGAGATTGTCAAGCAAGTTTGTGAATCATTAGATCGATATGGATGGCTGTATAAATGCTATGGCAAGTCAATTGTAAATGAAAAAATTATCGAGGCCATCGTCTCATGGACCAGGTTACAAAAAGGTGAAAAAGTTTCTGGTGCAAGAATAGATACTATTTACAGTTTTATGGACAGCACAAGAATAAAAAGAGGACATGGTACATTTAAAGGTTCACATACAGAACTTTATACAATTGATAATCTCATACATAGTTTTGGTTTGCGTGAAAACATCGGTGGTGATTTGTTTACAAAAACTTTGCACTGGTATGATGTATTGAATGC